CCTGTATATACATCAACTGGTTCAATTTATGTAGGTAATGCTGCTGTAGCCAATATCTTAAATGCAGGCAATACCAGCACACAGCAAGTTGGATTTGCGGCCAATGATCTAGGAGGCGCTGCAGGTAGCCTACGTTATCAATCAGGTGCTAATGCCAGTACATTCTTATCGATTGGCAGTGCTAGTTCTATATTAGTTAGTAATGGATCTGTTCCTAGTTGGTCCACCAGTCCGACAATTGGCGGCGATCTTACTATTACTGGTAACTTAACTGTACAAGGTACAACCACAGCGGTTAATTCTACGGTAACTAATGTGTCCGATCCACTTATCACAATCGGCGGCGGTGCCGGTGGTGCTGCTCCTGGAACAAATGACGGTAAAGATCGCGGTATTGCATTCCAGTGGCATAATGGAACCACAGCCAAAGTTGGCTTCTTTGGTTACAAAAACAGCACAGGCAAGTTTACATTCATTCCAGACAGCACCAATGCTAATGAAGTTGTTAGCGGAACTAAAGGTGCTATTGACGCCAATTTAGCAGGTGGTACAGCAGGACAACTACATTATCAAAGCGCCGCAGATACAACCGCCTATGTAGGTCCAGGTACAGCAGGACAAATTCTAGTCAGCGCCGGCACAAGTGCTCCTGTATATACCAATACTGGTAGTATCTACGTCAACAGTGCAGTTAATGCCAATAATATAATTGGTGGTGCAACTAATCAAATTCATTATCAAACAGGTGCAGGCGTAACTGGTTTTATAACAGCACCGGTTAGTACTAGTAGTACATATCTAGGGTGGAACGGTAGTAGTTATGTTTGGTCAGCTACTACTGGGCCTCAAGGAGCCACAGGCACTCAAGGAGCCACAGGCCCACAAGGCACAACTGGTGCTCAAGGTACTGCTGGAACCAATGGTACCCAAGGAACAACTGGTGGCACAGGTACTCAAGGTACTGCTGGAACCAATGGCACCCAAGGAACAACTGGTGGCACAGGTACTCAAGGTACTGCTGGAACCAATGGCACCCAGGGTACTGCTGGAACCAATGGCACCCAGGGTACTGCTGGTACCAATGGCACCCAGGGTACTGCTGGAACCAATGGTACCCAAGGAACAACTGGTACAACAGGTAGTACAGGTTCTCAAGGTACTGCTGGAACCAATGGTACCCAAGGAACAACTGGTACAACAGGTAGTACAGGTGCTCAAGGTGCTACCGGTCCGGGTACGCTTAATAGTGGAACAGCCGGTTATGTACCTTATTACACAGGGGCTACGGCATTAAGCGCTCCTACCAGTGGTAATTTGTTTTGGGACAATACCAACACAAGACTAGGCATTGGAACGGCCAGCCCGGCATATTTATTAGACCTTGCTAGCTCGGGCGGAACCCCGACTATTAGGGTAATTGCCAACAGCTTAGGATATGCCACACTTCAATTAAATGCGCAGACTAATTATACTAACTATAGTAGCTATTCTACCTACAATCAAATCGTGGGTAGCGTAAACGTTGTTAGCAATTACGTAGATTTTAACACACATTATTTTAGAAATAATGCGGCTTCTACTACATATGTTACCATAAACAGCAGTGGTCTACAAAGTGCTTCTTTAGGAGTAGGTACCGCTCCAAGTGGCACAGGTGGTGAAATTCGTGCTACTAACGAAATTACAGCATACTATTCGGATAGAAGACTTAAGGAAAATGTCCAAATCATTTACAATGCTGTAGAAAAAGTGCTACAATTAACTGGTATTACATACACACCTAATGCTCTAGCAGAATCATATGGGTATGATAGAACTAAGAAACTAGTAGGATTATTTGCTGATGAAGTTAATGCAGTATTACCAGAAGCAGTTCGTCCAGCACCATTTGATGATGACGGATCAGGTAACAGTAAATCAGGAGAGAACTACCTAACTATTCAATACGAAAAATTAATTCCGTTATTAGTGGAGGCCATTAAAGACCAACAGCAGCAAATTAGTGAACTGCGTGATCTTGTAAATACATTATCTAAAAAATAAATGTACAATAGGAAATAATCATGGCAATCTTACCAGCAACAGGATCGGCAATAACAATGGGAAGAGTATATACATCGTATTCTAATTCTGCTCCTACTGCTGGTGCTAATATTAGATTGAGTGCTACTCTTGGTGCAAATTATGGCGGCAAAGCTGCTGGGGCTTCAATTAGTTTTTCAAGTACGTTTGGTGGTAAGACCACACCTTATACATATTAAAAGTTAATTACATGAAAAAACAAGATATAGATCAAATCCTAGATCTGGCCGCATCTGGCCCTAGTCGTTGGGAACTAGACAATATTACTTGGCATGATCGCCATAGCAATCCCGAAACCCTATTAAATTTTCTTAATAGAATTAAACTGTTAGCCGACAATAAAAATTCAACTTCAGCCGAACAACAAGAACTTGAAATATTATTGGATCTTGCCAGTGAAATGGAGAGAGATGAATGCGAAGAATTGCTCAGCAACAATGAAGAAGTTGTTCGTCAAAACTTTATAGAGAATCTTGCTAGACAAAGTGCTCTAGAGGTTCTGTGTAATAACAAAGTCAGCATAGAAACCATGCGTACCACTTGTAAACTTAGCCCTGGAGATTTTGTTCTCACTGCCAAACGTACACAAGACTTAATTAATTCTATTCAAGAACTGGTTATACAAGGTGAAACTCTAAGTGATGATGTGGCAGGGGCATGAAAAAGAGTGTATTTGACAGCAGCAAATGGATCATTAAAAAAGGCAAATTAGCCATACTGATTCCTACTAGAGATTTCCTTCACAGTGCTCATGCACAATGCCTGACTGAAATAGTAAAACTGAACACCATGAGTGGCCTGGATACTCAGGTCATTATGGATGCCAGTACTATTTTACTAACACAAAGAGAAAGACTGGCAACTTTTGGGTTAGAAACAGGAGCAGATCATCTACTGTGGTTGGATAGTGATATTGTTGCACCGGCAACTACCGCACTAAGACTATTGGCTCATCGAGAGCCTGTAGTTGCTGCCAATTATGTTCGAAGACAATTACCAGCAAAGGGTGTGGCCTATGAAGTCATTGGCGATTGGCAAAATCCTTTACCATTTGAACCACAGGATGATCTAGTACCTGTAGAAGGTGTAGGCATGGGCTGTATGTTAATGCAAGCCGATATCTTTAATCAAATACCCAAGCCTTGGTTTGAGTTTGGATGGACACCTAAAAGCAATGACCATTTAGGCGAAGATATGATTCTTTGTCAAAAGATAGCCGAAGCCGGTTATACCGTTAAAATTGATACAAATCTCAGTATGGACTTACGACATTTAGGAACATGGGCGTTTGGTCCCGATTTAATTGATTAAATTAAATCTAAAATAACTTCCAGTTTGGCTTTAATAGTTTTATTACTAAAACTTCTTTTAACTCCTTGATGCAACGGTCTCGGCCACATTCCATAATTGCACCATGCATAACCTTCGTGTTCGTCGTTTAGTGTAGGAATAAATTCTCGATCTATTAACAGCACATAGGTATTGTATTGAAAATTTTGATCGTTGCTGGTATATAATTCTAGCGGTACAATTTTTCGTATGATAGGAGTGCGTCCTACTTCTTCTTGAATTTCTCTAATTAAGGCATCAACGGGTGTGAGATCACTGGGTTCTTTTTTACCACCTACAATTCCCCAAGTTCCGGCAGTTTTTCTATGATTTCTCAGCAAAAATAACAGTCTATGAGTGTCTTTTGCCAAAAATAGACCACCACTGCAAACTACCTGATTCACAATACCAACCGCCATAATGCCTTGTCGTATACGCCTTCAAAACTTTTGCTCCAGGTGCCATTATTCCATTTGTACTGAACTCCGGTATATGAATTGGTTATGTAAATTATATCTGTTGCAGAGACCGAACTGAAAATAGTTGTCCATTTGCTACCATCCCACTCTATTATGTCATTGGCATACAGTTGAGTATCTATACCGTCGGCATTTTTCCAAGCGTCCGGACCGTCATATCCGGGATCGTTATAATGACTGTTGACATTGATATCTTCCAATATAAGATATCTTGTACCTGCTCCGCACCCGGCGGGATTAAAAGTTTCTGGATTTACTATGGCATCAACGGTGCCTCTGCCTGAAATAACAGTGTTGGTAGGAATAGTGTCTGTGTCAATGCTCATTAACATTCTACGCTCGTCCGTTGGATCCAAACTTATATAGGCAACTATTTCTGTATTATCTTGTTTGGTTAATCTAAGTTGGCTAAGACTAGGACGAAAACTTCCAGGATACCGATCTAATATGGTTCTCCAGGAGTTTTGATAAGCAGGTACGGTGATATCTAAAATATCAGTTTGCCCATTACGGGAAATCAGTGTAGCAGAATTGTCTAACACCAGTAGGTCATAATCTCCCGGGGTGACTACAACATTGGCCAGTGTGTCTCCCAACGATCCTAATACAGCATCGGCATTGCTGAGATCATCTCTAATAACTCCTTGATCTGTACTGAATGCTGTAGTGATAATTTTAGTAATAATACCCAACTTCTTGACCTTAACCGGCGGCGTAATCCAAACATGTGTATCAAAAACCATGTTTAAAATGTCTATATCTTGTTCTAAACCTTGGGGCACACTACGACTTGTGAATACTTGACTTTTAAGAGTCAACACACTGATACTGGTCCAGTCAATATAGTTGTCGGTAGTCTGTAATTCTAAACTGGGATTGAACAGCACAGAGATCTGTTCCCATAACTGTAATTTTTGATCCGTGTTAGTAGTCCAAATGTCAGCAGCAAAATCTGCTAGATATGGAACTGGCATCATACGTTCTACAGTAAAATTGCTACCTTGTGTGTTGAGATATTGATTACCGTTGGCATCTATTGCACGTTCTCTTATATTTACAGTGTTGACAAAAGTAGGTTCCTGCATTCTAGCGCGATCATATTGTAAATCTTTAATATAGCAAGCAATAAACGGCGCACTGGGAATGGTATTTTCCGTGTTTTTCTTTAGTATTTGAGATACTTGTCGATTCATGTCTCCATATTTTACCGGAACGCGAGTTAATCGTCCTCGAGCATCCTTTACACTGAAGTTGCTCATTACGCGCATAAATTGTGTCAGGTATCTTTTGACCTGACCATCATAAAACCAATCACTCATATTAGTTGTCTGCCTTAGGACGTAGTGCTTTACTTAATGCTTGTCTTTCAACCACAACTTCGCCATTGATAGTGGCTGTGTTGGTATTGTTAATAAATGACATTTTTTGTGTTTGACGTACCTGACGTCCAGCATAGGTACCACTGGCGGCATCTTGATTGCCTACATTAGTTAGTGTCATGCGTACATTGTCTTCAAATTTGATCCAATGTCTGCCATCATATCTATACAATCTGTTAGGCAAATAATCTGTACGAAGGAAAAATTGTCCTAATGTAGGAGTTGTAGGAAATGAAATACCAAACCCATAGGCCGCACCGTTGGGAGGAGTACCATCTCCTTGCAAATATCCCAAATAATAATTGTTGTTGGGTGTTTGCAGCACAACACTGGCATCTAATATCGATAATTCAGCGCTGGCATCAGCGTACTCTATGCTGGCATCACCGGTATTTTCTCTATCGTTTTCTCTTGTAGGAATAACGTATAAATTTTTAGTATCAAAACCACTAGCCGGAGCGTCTTTTTCTGCTTCGGCAATAATTTGATCATTGATTTCTATACTGCGTTGATAAGTGCTGAGCAGATCCCGTAGAGTACTTCCATTTCCTGCCCCTGCATCACTATCAAGAATTTCCTTAAACTCTTGACTATCAACTAGAGGAACGCATTTAGCACGAAGCAAATGTGGATACCAAGTTTGACTAAATCCTACAGACGGTCTGCTTACATCTTGTATAACATAAAATCTTTTTAATGCTATTAAACTGTCATCCAGAGCATACTCGTCTCGAAGATGGGGTAATTCTATCACATCACCGGGCATGACTTTTCTTTGAATGGTATCTACTGTACTGCGCAGATGAAAGTGAACCATGATGTTATCATTTTGCAAGAACAATCCAAACTGACTTAAATTAAAATCTAGGTCCTGCATAGTGTAGATGCAGCGCATAACATAGACATCAGGAGCATAATGCCTGTCTCTATTTTCCATAAAAATTAAATCTTGAATACCTAATTCTGGAATAGGATTGGTATTTACAGGAACCGCAGGAGTACTTTCACCATCTGCAGGATCTACCGGACCCAAATATTTGTGCAAATAAACATCAGTTCCGCCTACTTGAAATTCTTCATTGATGATTCTATCTAGAAATCGAAAATCTTTTCCTTTTTCTGGACGATATAAACTTAAACGTGGAATTTTAGTTCTCCTTGATCTTATATTTATCGATATAAATACTCACATGAGCGACACAATAACCGAAAGACAACAGGTCATAGAATATATCCAAAGCATGCTAGGCGGCAGCATGGTTGATGTGGAATTAGAACCCAAAGACTATAATATTGCTATAGATCGAGCCCTGGCTAAATTTCGTCAGCGTAGCAGCAACAGTGTTGAGGAAAGTTTCGGGTTTATTACAACCATAACTGATACCAACGATTATATCATGCCCAAGGAAGTGATGAATGTTCGCCAGTTATTTCGTCGCAGTATTGGTAGTCGCACAGGTGGCGGAGATGGCGGTAGTTTATTTGAACCATTTAACTTGGCTTACAGTAATACCTATTTGTTGACCTCCACACATATGGGCGGATTGGCTACCTATTACGCCTTTGCCAGTTATCAAAAACAAGTGGGCAAAATGTTTGGTAGTGATATCAACTTTACCTTTAATGCTACAACTAAACTGCTGACCCTAATGCAGCGCCCGCGCAACGAAGAAGAGTTGTTGGTATGGATGTATAATCATCGCCCAGATTTCAATCTATTACAAGATCCGTATGCAGGCCAGTGGTTAAAAGACTACAGCCTAGCCACTTGCAAACTCATGTTAGGTGAGGCACGAGAAAAATTTGCCAGTATTGCCAGTCCACAAGGCAGTACACAGTTAAACGGCGGCGCATTAAAAAGCGAAGGCAAGGCCGAAATTGAAGTATTAGAACAAGATTTAATCAATTACAAAGACGGCGGGGCCCCGTTGACCTGGGTCACTGGCTAAATTGAGATTGATTTTTTAACTGATCTGTAATACACTATTACTATCTAACGGAGATTGCATATGATCGTAGGATTTGTGGGCTTTATATCGGCTGGCAAGGATACAGCGGCAGACTATTTGGTAAATTACCATGAATTTAGACGAGATAGTTTTGCCAGCACACTGAAAGATGCTGTAGCAGCAGTATTTGGATGGGATAGAACACTGCTAGAAGGTCGAACCAAAGAAGCCCGAGAATGGAGAGAACAGGTTGATGCATGGTGGGCCACCCGATTGAATATCCCCCATCTTACTCCTAGGTGGGTTCTACAATACTGGGGAACCGAGGTTCTACGCGGCGCATTTCATGACGAAATTTGGATTGCCAGTTTAGAAAATAAAATGCGTAAAACACGCGATAACATTGTTATCAGCGATGTTCGTTTCCCAAATGAAATTCTAGCAATTAAACGTGCCGGTGGCATAGTGGTTAGAATTCGTCGTGGTCCTGAACCCGAATGGTATGAGTCTGCGGTAAACTACAACCGCGGACCCAACGGAAATATGAATTGGGCACACGGACGTAAGCATTTAGAAGGGTTAGGAATTCACGCCAGTGAAACCGCATGGATTGGACAGCCAGTGGACGTTGAAATTGCCAACGACAGTTCGATAGAAAATTTATTCTTACAACTGGAATCAGTGGTTAAAAGTCAGGAACTAGATCTCCCTGCCGCCATTGAACACCATCACGATGTAGAATTCTCTGGCAATTAGCACAAACTGTTTTGAGATTAGCAATTCTGTTATTGGTTAAATTGCCGTCGACATAAAATACGTTGAATATTTCTGGATGACGGCTTTTGAATCCGCAACGATCGCATTGATCTCGTTTACAATAGCCGCCTAGGGCCCACATGGGCCTTTCTGTTTTTAATCCCCTAGCACAATGGTCGCATTTAGATCTATAATAAATTTTGCCTTCTTTACAATAGTTGATTGCAACCGGTCGTTGTTGACAATTTTTACATAATTTACGCATACAACTGCCCTTTTTGTGCCCTTTTCTTATTTATTAAGCGGGAGATTTTTTATCTCTGCTGCTAAATAATCTAAAGTAATCCATCAGGAGATCAAACAATGGCAACACTACAATCACCGGGCGTACAGGTAAATGTTATCGACGAAAGTTTTTATAACCCTACCGCTCCTGGAACCACACCAATTATTTTTGTAGCAACAGCGCAGGATAAAACCAATCCTGGTGGCGGAATTGCACAAGGAACAACCGCTGCTAATAACGGCAAAGTATGGATCATAACCAGTCAACGAGATTTGGTAGATACATTTGGCAGTCCTGAATTTTATGTTGATAATCAAGGCAATTCAGTTCACGGCAGCGAATTAAACGAATATGGATTACAAGCCGCTTATAGTTTATTGGGTGTTAGTTCCAGAGCATATATTGCCAGAGCAGATGTTGATTTAGGTCAATTGGTTGCCGATACAAGCATTCCTACCGGATCGCCAAAAGCCGGATCTTATTGGACAGACAGCAACGACAGTTTATACGGTGTGTTCGAATGGGATGCAACTGCAAAGAACGGTGTAGGAGCATTTGTCGCCAAAACTCCTAAAATTATCGATGACACCAATGTAGCAACTGTTGCAGATACTAATTTAATACCTATAACAGGCGGGTTAAACGAACAGGCAGGCGATTATGCCATGGTAGTTACTTCCGACAACCAAAATGCATTATGGTACAGAACAACCAGTACATGGGTAGCAGTAGGTAGTACCGGGTGGACTGCTATTGCCAACACAACTACCACAAAAACACTACAAATAAGTCCTCACACTGACTATCCTAATTTTACTGCGTCTACTCCAACTGGCAGTGTATGGGTTAAAACAACCACACCCGGACGTGGCGCAAATTGGGCTGTGAAATACTATAGTGGTTCTACACAGACTTGGAATACCGTATCTGCTCCTATCTATGCCAGCACTCCCGAAGCCCTACAAAAATTAGATTCAACTGGTGGAAAAAACATTCCGGTAGGAACACTCTTTATCGAAACCGACTACAATCATGGGGTTAGAAAAGAAGCCACATTTAAAATTTATAGACGTGTTGCCTCTGGCTTAACAGTTGCTTCCTCTAGTGCTGGATCGGTAACTACCAGCAGTACAGTTACTCAAAACTTTAGCATTAGAGCAACCGTTCCTGGTAGCAGTGCATGGAGTAGCTCGGCTACCATTACTGTTTCTGCATGGAACACTACTACCACTACCAGCATTGCCGAAAGAATTCCAGCAGCAGTTAGTGGACGTTTAACTAATGTGGTTGCCAGTTACAACGAAACAACTAAAAAAGTTACATTTACACATTTAACAGGTGGCGACATTGAACTAAAAGATGGAACTGATACTCCATTATCAAAGATCAACTTTACTACTGCGTCGGCTAATGTTTATGCCGCTCCGACCGGACACAATTTTGATTTTCTAGTTTCTAACTGGAAGCCACTGCAAAATACTACAAATGCACCGTACGGAGCCCAACCCAATGCTCTTTACACATTGCCTGCTAATGGCACATTATGGTACGATGCGCGACTACAAGATGTAGATATCATGGTTCACGACGGTACTGGGTGGGTTGGTTATCTAACAGCATACCCTGCAACCAATCCTGCTGGTCCTATCATTGGTGCATTAGAGCCAGTTGACGGCGATCGGTCTGACAAAGGCAGTTTGGTTACCGGAGATATTTGGATTAGTACAGCAGATGCTGATCAATATGGTAAAAAAGTCTACGTATATAATGGAATAACCTCTACCTGGGATCTACAAAACACCGCGGACAACAATAGTCCTGATGGATGGGTGTTTGCCAATGCTCGTTGGTCAGACAATGGTGTTGATGGTCCTGAATATGTAACTCCAATTACTGATTTATTGGTCAGTGACTATGTTGATCCTGATGCGCCCAATCCTGCACTATATCCAAAAGGTATTAGATTATGGAATCTACGCAGAAGTGGATTTGTAATTAAGAAATACATTCAAGGTGCAATTGATAAAACCGCACTTAATGTTAGATTCAATGATGAAAGTATGGAAGGGTACAACGCCAATCGTTGGAGTTGCGTCAGCGGAACTAACCAGGACGGTAGTGGAGTTTTTGGTCGTCTAGCACAGAGAAGGTTTGTTGTTAGCGGATTGAAATCTTTTATTGACACCAACACTGCAATCAGAGATACAGACACATTGATATTCAATCTAATTGCCACTCCTGGGTATCCTGAAGCCATAGTTAATATGGTTGCTTTCAATACCGAAATTGGTCAAACAGCATTTGTTGTCGGCGATGCTCCTTTTAGATTGCAGCCAAATGCCACTGATCTAACGGCATGGGGAATGAATACCGCCAATGCCTACGACAACGGTGATGCAGGATTGGTAACACACAATGAATATCTAGGTGTTTTCTATCCCAGTGGTTATACCACAGACAACAAAGGTAAGAATATTGTTGTGCCGGCTAGCCACATGATGTTACGCACTATTATCAATAGTGATGCCAAGAGTTATCAATGGTTTGCACCAGCATGAACACGCCGGGGCGGCGTTGACAATGCTTCATCCGTAGGATACATCGATGGCGAGGGCGAATTTAAAACCACAGCATTACATCAAGCATTACGTGATATTCTGCAAAATGATACCAATAATATTGCAATTAATCCCATAGCAACGTTGCCCGGGATTGGATTGGTCAATTATGGACAAAAGACACGTGCCAAGAACGCCAGTGCGCTGGATCGTATCAATGTAGTAAGATTAGTTGCTTATCTACGTAGACAATTGGCTATGTTAGCTAAACCGTTCTTGTTTGAACCAAACGATACTCAAACAAGAAGAGAGCTTAAATCCGCTACGGAAAATCTCCTAATCGAATTGGTTGGACAACGTGCTCTATATGATTTTATCGTAGTATGCGACACAACTAATAATACTCCAGCACGTATTGATCGTAGTGAATTGTATATGGACATTGCTGTAGAACCAGTTAAAGCAGTAGAGTTTATCTATATTCCTCTGCGTATTAAAAACACTGGCGATATTGCAGCCGGCAGATAATAGGTAAATACAAAGAATAAAGGAGCATATAGATGCCAATCGCAAGTTTAAATAGATTTACAGTACCATTATCAACAAACCAGAGTAGTAATACTCAAGGTTTGTTAATGCCTAAATTAAGATATCGCTTTCGTGTTACCTTAGACGGGTTTGGTGTAGCTGGTACTCCTAGCACAGAAATGACTAAACAGGTTATGAATGTATCCAGACCACAGGTTACATTTGAAGAGATCAAGTTGAATGTCTACAACAGTACAGTTAAACTAGCAGGACGTCACAGTTTTACCGATGCCAAGTTGGTACTACGCGATGATGTTACAGGTGCGGTGTCTAGAAAGGTTGGCGAACAACTACAGAAACAATTTGATTTCTATGAGCAAAGCGGTGCAGCATCTGGTATTGACTACAAGTTTAGAATGCGTGTAGAAATTACCGACGGTGGCAACGGCGCCTATGAACCGACCAGTTTGGAAAGTTTTGAATTTTTAGGTTGTTTTGTTAAGATGGCAGAATACCAGGGCGGCGATTATAGCAATAATGAACCAATGGATATTACACTAACGATCACTTATGATAACGCAATCCAACTAAATCGTCCAGGTGGCGATCGTACTGGATTAGGAGTCGATGTTGGACGTACCGTCCGTACATTGGCATTAGGCGGTTAATACAATTTCAACTAGCTACAAGCCCGAGATTATCTCGGGCTTTTTTTAACCAATAAATATCAGTATGAGTAATGCTTTTTCAAATTTTTTAAGTGGGGTAGCATCGGGTATATTGGGCAAAAGCGACGGTGATCTCAGAGATTATCAACATGCCGATAGACTTTATGTAAAGAATAACTACGCTCGTGCTCCTAAAGCAGGATTTTTGTATTTTATTGATTTTGATATTAATCCAGATGCAATTCCGGATAAAACTTATAGAGAAAAAGGCCTTAAAGATGTTGGTTTATTGGTAAAGCGTGCCGAACTTCCTAAATTTAAAATCAGTACCGAAACCCTTAATCAATATAATAGAAAAACCGTTGTACAGACTAAAATAACCTACTCTTCTGTTAATATAGATTTCCATGACGATAATAGCGATATTACAACTAATCTTTGGAAAAATTATTACAACTATTATTATATGGATGGAGTATATGGACAGGTCAAGGAAGGACTTGTACCCGAATTTGCTGATACAAAATTTGGTACAAAAGATTATTCTTATGGTTTAGACAATTTTCAAAATCAACCATTCTTTAACAGCATAAACATTTATGTACTGCATCAACGTAAATTTACACAATTTATTTTAATTAACCCAAAAATATCTGACTGGACACATGATACATTGGATCAGGGTGAATCTAATAAAGTTTTAGGAAACAAAATGACATTGGACTATGAAGGTGTATCATATAAACAAGGAAAAATTGTTAGAAATAAACAGCCACATGGGTGGCTTCCGGTCTATTATGATAATACTCCGAGTCCATTGAGAACCGGTGCCGGCGGACTACTGGGTGCTATAGCAGGTGCTGATGCTATTTTTGGAGAGGATGGATCGTTGGCTAATGCAAAAACCCCATTGGACTATTTAGGAGTAGCATTACAGTCTAGAGATCTTTATAAAAATGTCAGACAACTTACCAAAGGCGGATTACGTCAAGAAGGTTACAGTATACTATCCGGTGTATTAGGAAATATAGCATCAACAGGTAATCAACCTGGGGGTGTTAGAGATGATATTAATCGCGGAATCAATATGATAATCCCTAGCTCACAGAATAGTGTTAGCCCTAGCACCCTAGCTAAACAGGTAGTACCAGGAAGCGGTCAATAATGAACAACGTCTATACCAACTTACCTCCTAAAAATACAAACAATCAAAATTCTACACTATTGGCATTTGATACTTACTATACAAAACCTTTAGAAGTAGATGTTGCAACATTTGATATTATGCGAGCATTTTTTACCAGCAGAGGATTTGAAAGGGAATCTGCTGAATCGGTTTCTATTGCTATTTTTAAACAGGCTAAACAAGACGGATATAACCCTTTACAAATATTAGATACTTTAAAAGGTCTAGATAATGTTGAAATAAGTGCGCTGGTAGCAGAAATTGTAAATTATAATCGATTAAAAACTAGTTTCTTAGGTTATGGATTAGCATTTCAGCCCAACATGGAAATTTCTAGAAATATTATGCCATGAGCATGAAATTTGCTCAAGGAATATTTACACCTAAAAATCCTGAAAAATATGCCGGGTCTCGGCTACCATACTGTCGCAGCAGTTGGGAAACTACTTTCTGTATGTTTTGCGACAACAATCCAGCAGTACAACAATGGGCTAGCGAACCCGTAAAAATACCTTATCGTGATCCCTTAACCGGTAAACAAACTGTTTATGTTCCGGATTTTTTAATATCCTATATAGATCGTAATCAAAAGAAACATGTAGAAATGGTAGAGATTAAACCAGCCAATCAAATGTTAAAAGAACGTGTAGGAAAGAATCCTTATAACCAAGCACAGTTTGTTAAAAATCAAGCAAAATGGGCTGCTGCCTCGGCCTGGTGCCAGCAACAAGGTATAAAATTTAGGGTAATCAATGAGCACGACCTTTTTGTCAGTTCTGGAAATAAAAAGAGATAATTAAAATTATGACTAAAAGATTAGAAGAAATTTTGAACATCGAACCCGATAATACACCTTATATGGATCCCAAGGATGTTAAACCAATTGAAACTCCGGTAATCAGCCTGGAAGATCGACTGGAAGAATTTGACAAAATCGCTGCTGCACTGCCCAGGGTCAAAGGACTAGGCGATATCAGCGACGCCGAACTAGACGGGTTGGCAGGCAAAGCAGAACAGGCCTATGATGACTTAATGGATCTAGGAATGAATGTGGATCCGCGATTTGGCGCTAGAATGTTTGAAGTAGCAGCACAAATGATGAATGCTGCCATCACTGCCAAGACCAACAAGATTGATAAAAAACTAAAGATGGTGGATCTACAGTTGAAAAAACTGGCCATAGAAAAAAAGCATGGCGGGGAAAGTGCTACTGTAGAGGGCGAGGGCTATATTTTAACCGATCGTAACAGCATCTTGGAAAAACTTAAGAATCTGAATAAATAATATTATGTCTAAATCATTCAAAGCCTATCTTTCTGAAAGCAAAAAGCAGTACGATTTCCGGGTCAAAATCGCCGGTGATATCACTCCCGACCAAGAAGATCAACTAAAGTCACTATTAGGTAGATATCAACTGATCAGTTTTAAGAAGACAGCTAAAACTCCTATTCAAGAACTACCATTGGATTTCCCTAGTATTAAAAATACCGAAGTTAATATCTACGATATCACACTGGACTATCCTACTACACAGCAGGAACTCTCAGAATACCTTGCTACTGAGTTAGGTGTAGGTAAGCCTAGATTGGTAGTGCGTCGTCCGGGAGAGCCCAGTGAAGAATATCAAGTACCGGCAGAACCACGTGAAGGCGCACTGTTAGATGATCCTGATTATAAAGAAGCAGGAAATGCCCAGTTCGAAGACTATTACGGCGACAAATATAACAGTGGGTTTGTCAAAGAATTAAACGATATACTAAAATTACAACGCAGGGCCCGTGGTGAAGAAATACCCACTACTGAATCAGCCAAATTCAATACAGATACCGAAGAAAAACAGCCCAGTATCTTAAAATTTCAGGCACAAGATCTAAGGAAATAATCATGCAGATGATCGATGTATTAAAAAGACTAGCAGAATTGGATTCCGCTAATCCTAATGTAATTCGCGAAGGACAGGGTAGCCCTGAACTACAACAATTACTAGCCATGCAACAGCAACATCGTGGCGGACGATACGAACAGCAACTAAACAAACGAGTTGCTGATCAACAGTGGAGAGAAGCCAACGGTAAAGGCGTTCCTGTTGATGCCTCCGGTCGCCCTGTTCCTGTGTTGAGCCCAGAGGAATTTGAAAAAAAGAATCCCAATTATCTTAAACCCAGTGCTGCGCCCGGCACCGACTACCAGAATACGTTGAGAGAAAACCTAGATTTAGCAGAGTGCGGAATGATGCCTATGCCAGGAATGGGCGGACAATCGCATACACCGGCCAGTATTTCCATGACAGCCAGCAGCGGTCCAGAACTCAGTGGCATGCTAGCAGATATTATGAAACTAGCAGGTGTTCATAAAGTTGAACCGGCCCACTTGGGAATTGAACCAGCACATGACCATAGCGACATTGAAGTGATCTCCGCAGAACCTACACCATTAGACGGCGGTGACGAAACTGAAATCATGCGCAGTATGATGGATCGTATGAACGGTGAGATGGACAGCGAGGAAGAAACAGACGAGGGCATGTATGACAATAGCCCCAATAGTCCCGAGCCTCAACAATCATTTGATGCCAATGAATTTGCTCATCGTGAGAATCAACCTGGCCAAGGTGATCGTATGGATGGCAACATGCCCCGAGCATTTGCTACCATGGAAGAGCGACTAATGTCAGAGTGGAAACAGTTTGTGACTGAAAGCCACCATCACCATCGTGCGATTTCAGTTAATGGTAAAGAAGTTGATACTGACTCACTAGAAATAGATGGTATCGATATGCGAGATGCTCCAGATTTTGTAGACGCATATTTTAGTGACGGTCAGTTTATGGATGGCACACCATTGAGCCAAGATGAATTAGATTATCTAGGAGATCACCATGGTGAATTGCTTTACGATAAGATTCAAAATCGGTTATATGAAAGCAGTCAGAATGTAGCGGAGGGTGACAGCGGAGCAAAATACCGTGTCAAATCAGTTGGTAATGATGTTAACCCAGCAACTGATGAAAGATGTGATTACTATATTAATCCTGTAACTGACAAAAAAGTTTACTGTAAGCCTGGACAAAAAGTCAGCAAAGGCGACCATGTAAACCCTACCACAGGCAAAGTTACACCTAAAGTTTAATGAAATACCTGAGTATAAAAAAGCCTCTTCGGAGGCTTTTTTTATGTAAATAAAATTATGGCAAAGAAAGACAACGAATACAAACTGGTTAAAACACCATACAGTCAGATTCAATACACTGAACAGATGATTGAAGAACTGGCTCAGTGTAAGGACCCTGTCAACGGGCCGCATTACTTCCTAGACAATTTTTTCTTCATACAACATCCAGTTAAGGGTAAACTAAAATACGAAGCATTTGATTATCAACGCAGACTGATTGACAGTTATCACGATCATAGATTTAATGTAAACCTACTACCCAGACAAACAGGTAAAACTACAACAGCAGCAGGCTATTTACTGTGGTATGCCATGTTTGTAGACAACAGCACCATACTGGTAGCAGCACATAAACACACAGGTGCTCAAGAGATCATGTTGCGTGTTCGGTATGCCTATGAATTATGTCCCGATCATATTCGCGCGGGTTGCACTAGTTATAACAAACAAAGCATTGAGTTTGACAACGGCAGTCGTATTGTAGCACAGACCACTACAGAAACAACAGGTCGAGGTATGTCATTATCATTACTATATGCAGACGAGTTTGCGTTCGTGCCGCCTAACATCGCCAGTGAATTCTGGACCTCCATCTCCCCTACACTGGCCACTGGTGGTAAGGCTATTATTACATCAACTCCTAACAGTGATGAAGATCAGTTCGCACAGATTTGGCACGAAGCCAATAAACGATTTGATGAACATGGTAACAGCACCATAGTGGGTAAAAACGGATTCTTCCCATTCAAAGCACATTGGAGCGAACATCCTGAACGAGATGAAGCCTGGGCCGAAGTAGAACGCAGTCGCATCGGAGAAGAACGATTTAGACGAGAACACGAAGTTGAATTTTTGGTATTTGATGAAACTCTAATCAGCAGTCTCAAACTAGCCGGACTAGAAGGAAAAGAACCCATAATGAAAATGGGTCAATGCCGTTGGTATAAAAAGATCAACCCCAAACACACTTATCTGGTAGCATTAGATCCCAGTTTAGGAACCGGTGGAGATCCGGCGGCCATACAGATCTTGGAATTGCCCAGTTTTGAACAGGTGGGCGAATGGCATCATAACCTTACTCCTGTGCAGGGACAAGTGCGAGTATTAAGAGATATTTGCAACTATATCAGCGCCGAATGTGCAAGAAAGGGTGCTACACCCAGTTTATATTACAGTATTGAAAACAACAGCATAGGTGAAGCAGCACTGGTGGCCATGGATGAAATAGGCGAAGAAAGTGTTCCGGGATTATTTTTAAGTGAACCGGTTAAGCGCGGTCATGTACGCAGATTCCGTAGAGGATTCAACACTACACATAATAGCAAGATATCGGCCTGCGCCAAGTTAAAGCATTTAATCGAAAGCAATAGAATGACCATCAATAGCAAACCGTTAATTAGTGAATTGAAAACCTATGTGGCCAAGGCTCTTACCTTTGTCGGCAAATCTGGAACGCATGACGATCTAGTCAGCAGTTTGCTATTGGCCATACGCATGGCCATGACACTGCAAGAGTGGGATCCCAGTATCTATGATAAAATGCGAGAAGAATCCGAGGACGAATGGATCATGCCCATGCCTATCTATGTAAATACATTTTAACATAAATACAAGATGAAAGCTATTCAGATAATTTCACAAGATGTCTTTGACAAAGTACGCAGTCGTTTCTCCAATCTAGAGATGGGCGACGAAACCGGTGCTGTGACCATCGACCCAGCAGCAGCACGTTTTTTTGATTTTGACTTTATCCACGAAGGCAATAACCTAGGTCGTGTCAGCATCAGCCTAAATGACCTAGGCAGTCTTAAAGTGTACTATAGTCAAGGCATTACAGAAAATCAAGATACTCCTGTTAAACAAACATGGTATGATTTTTTAAAAGAAATGCGTTTCTTTGCCATGCGTAGACTGTTGAGATTTGATACCAGAGACATTGCCAAAAACAATCTTGATCGAAATGATTTCCAGCATCTAGCTGCGACCCAAGGCCCTAAGGAAGAAGAACCTATGAATACTGTAAATGAAAGCCGTTGGAACCACAAGAGTTCGCGCAAAACCAGTCGTGCTGTCCAAGGACGCACCGAAGTCATTGTAAGACATCACAAACCGGTAGATGAAGATTTTGCTGGTAGTCGTAGCCAACGTAAAAACATCAAGGCAATTTTTATTCAAAACAGAGATGGTGAGCGTTTTAAATATCCGTTCATTCATCCAGCAGGCGCATTTGCCATGGCACAACACGTAGATCACGGCGGCATCCCACATGACCCAGCAGGCCGTGCTATTATTAAAATGAGTGAGGAAATTGCTCAACTAGGCGAATTTCAAAGAAAAGTACAACATCAAACACTACACGATGACGCCACAGGAATAACAGAGAGGGCCGTAGGCCGACTTACAGAGTTGAAAAATAAAATAGCCGCAATAGGCAAGCGTCAATATTACGAAAATTGGTTATCAGAATTTAACGAGCAAGAACAACTAGACGATGACATGGCAGAATTAGATGCTGTCACTATGGAAGACTATAAGAGTAAATTTACACAGAAAAATTTCCAAGAAGAACTTACACAATTCTTTCCCTTAATACATCGCATCATGAGCGAAAAGATTGAACTAGAAGATTTAGTCAGCGAGGATGACATTGATGATTTCGATGATGAGGATACGCCTGTCAAAGAAGGCATATTTAGAGAATTTGAAGAGTGGGCAGACGCTACAGAAAAGGGCGAACTGACCGACGATCAAGTCGAGGCATTAAAACAGGCATTAGAACAATTACCAGAACCATTACAATTAGGTCCCGACGGAGAAACAGCCATAAACTTTTTTAGCGAATTAGGTTTAGATAACGAAGAACTAAATCAAAACTTTGAAGATGAGGCAAGAATTGACAGCGAAGCAGATCCAATGGAAGATGTATTCATTCCTTGGGCCAAAGAAAATCAACCAGGCTTATTAGACAAATTAGGCATTAATTATACGGATGCGGAAGGCGAATCGCCAGAACCTGTGACAGCGGCCGGAGCAGAGCAACCACCGGCACCTGCCGCACCAGCAGCACCACCCCCTCCTCCGGCAGGAGTAGAACAACCTACTACGGAAATGACACAACCGGAAGGACGTGGGACTGCCACAGTACATGGCATCATGACAGCAGAAAGTCGATCGGGCATGGTCAAGAAAATTGCTGAGATTGTCAAGAGTCGCTTTAACGAAGACAATCCCGATGTGGGCGCATTTAGAGATCCAGAAAACATTGCCACCGAAGTTAAGAAAGAAATTTCTGACCGATACGGTGAAGAAATGGGCGAACGTGCCCGTGAGATGGCCGAGCAGTTTATGGAAAAGCTCACACGTCGTTGGGCCAAAAAACATGGTAAAGTTAACGACGTAGATGGATTGGCTAGAATTCGCAAACTCAGCGGAATGCCAACAGAACCAGAAGAACCGTATGCCGATGATTATGCTCCAGGGCATGGTGACGGTGCCCACGATGATATGGATCACGAATTTGATAAATCTCGTGAGCGTGGTGAAATGGAAAACATATTGAAATTAGCCGGATTGAAATAATCTGGCTACTTTTGAGGTTGCGAGATAAATAAAGTTAGCATACAATAGCTGTATGCTAACTTTTTTCTTTTAGTCAGTGGGCTAGAAGAAATGGCATAAAATAGGCACATAAACATCAAGGAGAAATATTATGGCTACTCTCGCAGAAATTCGCGCAAAACTTCAACAATCCAGTCAACAAACAGTCGGTACTGGTGACAACGCAATTTATCCACACTGGAATATCCAAGACGGGCAAACTGCCACCGTTCGATTCCTTCCAGACGCAGACTCAAACAACACTTTTTTCTGGGTTGAACGCAACCTAATCAAACTGCCTTTTGCTGGCGTCAAAGGTGAAACCAATAGCAAACCTGTACAGGTCCAAGTGCCTTGTATGGAGATGTGGGGAGAGACTTGCCCTATTCTTACCGAAGTTCGTCCATGGTTTAAAGACAAGAGCCTGGAGGAAATGGGACGTCGCTATTGGAAAAAGAAATCATATCTGTTCCAGGGCTATGTAGTTGACAGCAAACTGGCCGAAGACAAAACACCAGAAAATCCCATCCGACGCTTTATCATCGGCAGCCAAATCTTTAACATTGTTAAGAACGCACTGATGGACAGTGAGATTGAAGAACTGCCCACCGACTATGTTCGTGGACTAGACTTTAAGATCGTTAAAACCAGCAAAGGTGGCTATGCTGACTACAGCACCAGCAACTGGGCTCGTCGTGAACGAGCACTGAATGAAGCAGAACAGGCTGCTATCAAACAGTATGGACTGTTTAATCTGTCAGACTTCCTGCCTAAGAAGCCAGGCGCAGTTGAACTCAAAGTCATGAAAGAAATGTTCGAAGCCAGTGTCGATGGTGAAGCATTTGACATGGATCGTTGGGGCTCTTACTTTAAACCCGCAGGTATGGGCGGTGGCGGAACTGCTACCGGATCCAAAGGTGGGGCAGCAGTAGAGGACACTGACATCCCTTTTGAGGCTGCGGCAGCAACACCCGCTAAAGTTGTTGCTACACCAAAGCCAGAGGTCAAAGAAGAAGAACCTGCCGCTGAGTCGGGTGCCGAAGCCAGCAGTCGTGCCGCAGACATTATTGCTATGATTCGCAAACGCCAATCAACTTAATAGGAGATTGATATGACTAAAAAAACAATCTCTAAGATTGGCGATAAAATTGACAAGATAAGCGAGTCATTCACTGTGAACATGTATGACAATGGCTACATGTTTGAAGTGGGCGGTCGAGACAGCGACGGTGATTATAAGAGTGTAAAAATTCTTGCTCCGACTACGGAACAACTGGTACTGCTGATCAAAGAAGCGATCGAAATGGAAAGGGACGACTAATATGAGTAAGGCTTTTGATATTACAAAATTTCGCAAAAGCCTTACCAAGTCTATTGACGGACTTGGTATTGGTTTTAATGATCCAACTGATTGGGTCAGCACAGGCAACTATGCTCTTAACTATCTAATCAGTGGGGACTTTTTCAAAGGCATTCCACTGGGCAAAGTCACTGTGTTTGCTGGCGAAAGTGGTGCTGGTAAGAGTTATATCTGCTCTGGCAACATTATTCGACACGCACAAGAACAAGGCATTTATGTTGTTCTTGTTGATACAGAAAACGCTCTGGACGAAAAATGGCTACTGGACTTGGGTGTTGATACACACGAAGATAAACTGCTTAAACTCAATATGGCCATGATTGATGATGTGGCAAAAACCATTCATGAATTCATGAAAGAATATAAGATCATGCCGGATGATGAGCGTCCTAAAGTTCTTTTTGTCATTGACAGTTTGGGAATGTTGTTGACTCCGACTGATATTAATCAGTTTGAAGCAGGTGACCTAAAAGGCGACATGGGTCGTAAACCCAAAGCACTGACAGCACTGGTTCGTAACTGTGTTAATATGTTTGGCAATTACAATGTAGGCATGGTTTGTACGAATCATACCTATGCTAGCCAAGACATGTTTGACCCAGATGACAAGATCTCGGGTGGTCAAGGCTTTGTCTACGCTTCCAGTATTGTTGTTGCTATGAAAAAACTCAAACTCAAAGAGGATGAGGATGGCAACAAGGTTACAGATGTGTTGGGCATCCGTTCGGCCTGTAAGATCATGAAAACTCGTTATGCTAAACCTTTTGAAAGTGTTCAGGTTAAAATTCCCTATTCAACTGGCATGAGTCCTACCAGTGGGCTTGTTGATCTTTTTGAAAAGATGGGGATCTTGACAAAGAGCGGAAATAAGCTACAATATGTTAGCAAGAAGACCGGGGAAATCAGCAGTGAATTCCGTAAAAACTGGACAGAAGATAAATTAATGACAATCATGTTGGAATGGGACAATTCAATTGTAACCGCTCCTGTAACTGTTGAAGAAACTGAGGAATAAAAAATGGAAGAAGATCTCATTATTGAAATTTGGGACACATTTAAAGAATATGTTCCGGAAAAAACTCGTGATCAAGTCGCAGCACACTTCATAGATTTTCTCATCGGCCGTGATGTGGAAATGAGTGTGATTGAAAGTCTGTCTGGCTTTGATCCTCATCTTGATGTTGCCATCGAAACTGTCATGGACGAGGAAAATGGCTATGTTGATGACAAGATTGATGACGCAGATTGGGATAGATACGACGACGATGAGGATCATTGATGACTTGGTATAGCCGAGTTAGCAAAGACATCGCACACCTTCCAGACTGTTTAACGCACTTTTACAACGAACTAGATCAAGCCCGCAAAGAAGTCAAAATCCACGGTATTGTGGAGCGGGCTTCGGCGGCCTTGCCTGGTATTGTTGAACAAAGATTCAATCAACTTCAAGAAATTGAGGCTGTGCTGGAATATCTCAATATCGAATTACGCCGCGTACGATCTAAGGCATTTAGAAAGTATTTGGAAAACTATCAACGAGCCCTCAGCAGCAGAGATTGTGAAAAATACGTGGAAGGCGAGGCAGATGTAGTTGATATGGAAAAAATCATCAACGAATTTGCCATGTTGAGAAATCAATGGCTGGGCATTATCAAGGCGCTGGACATCAAAGGTTACCAGATCAACAACATTATCAAACTGCGAGCCGCCGGTCTTGAAGATATTGCTCTTTGATCAAATCTCGTGTATAATAAACTCATGAATATTGAAGATCTTGTCATCTTTTCTGTTAGAAACAGCATCCCCTTGAATTCTTGGGATACTCGGCTGGTACACAGTATATACGAGCAGATCATTATTAAAAATAGCCTGACCGAAAAGCAGGGTGCTGCCATGGTAAAGATCCTAAAGCGATACCATTCAGCAATTTCTGCCCACGCAGGACAGGATATTTTACAATATTTGGAAAATCCCTCATATCGACTGGGGATTAGAAAAATCAACACTGTCAAACGCATCACCGTTGTTGACCATGACTACTATGGTAAAGCAATACAAGTAGAATTTCCGTTTGACCAAAAAATTATCGAAGATATAAAAAGTAAAAAAACCATTAATCATTTGGGTCAATGGGATTCTGAGAAAAAATCATGGATTTTTCCTCTAAGCGAATACAGCATTGCTCATTTGAAAAACATTGCCCAAGAAAACGCATTTGAAATGGATACAGAATTTCGATCCTATGTCGAACAATATAATAATATTGTTGAAAACATGGAGCAGTACATACCTATACTAGTGGCAGAAAATGATGGGGTAAAAATTCGCAATTTTTCACAAAATTCTCCAATTTTTCCGTCTGAAAATATACTAAAATCTGTCTTTGAGGCAAGAAAATTAGGAGTTTTGACCTGGGGTGAAAACATTGAGGAATACCTTGAAACCGAAGAAATCAATCAAAACACTAGAGATTTTGTAAGAAGCAATCCCAGCGAAGATTTCCATATCAACAGTGAAAAATACGACATTTTTTCACTGACTGATATAGTAAAATATATGACGCCGACTCTGTTTATTATTCCTGGCGGTAGTGAACTGGAAAAATTACAGGCCTGCTGCGAATTCCTAAAAAACATCGGTATTGATTCTGCAGAGGTCAGTGTGATGTTTAGGCTACCCAAAGAAACTCACGAAAATTTCAATAATTTTGTGAAAAATTCCGGTTTTAACAATCCCATCACAGATACTACTCGTGCTGTGTTTGTTAGCGGCAAGTTTCCTAAACCTGTGCTTAAATCTGGAATCAAATTTCACACGGTGGTCAATTTAGGTTTTGATAATGTACATTACAGCCTGAGAGATTTTGTGAAAAATCACGAAAATTTGGTCTACTACACCGAAAAAATCAACCCCACGCAAACGGAATTTACATGGCTTCTTGCAAGGTAATAATCAAAGACGAAGTCAATGTTAAGATTGAAAATCTTGATCTCGACACTCGCAAAGCACTGGTTAAAAAATTCAAATATGAGGACCCTAGTGCCCGTTTTCGCCCCAGTTATCGCCTGGGTAGGTGGGATGGCAGCATCAGTTTCTTTGGACTGGGCGGAACCACCTATATGAGCATGTTGCCCCAGGTATTGGAGTATCTAGAAGGTAGAAACTTCTATATTGAACTAGAAGATCACCGCAATCCTATCAATCTAGATTTCGAGTCAATTGACACTGATTTTTGGGGTGATTTGACCTGGCCAACAGGACATCGTTTTGCTGGACAACCTATTAGATTACGCGAAGATCAAGTTGATGTTATCAACATGTTTCTCAAACACCCGCAGTGTATTCAAGAAATTGCCACCGGTTTTGGTAAAACCATTACCACTGCAACACTGAGCAAAATCTGTGAAAAATTCGGTCGTACAATTACTGTGGTTCCTAACAAAAGTCTAGTGGAACAGACCGAAGAAGATTTCATCAATTGCCAATTAGACGTAGGAGTCTATTACGGAGACAGAAAAGATCTGGATCGAACTCACACAATTTGTACTTGGCAAAGTCTCAATATTTTAGACAAAAATAGCAAGAATTATGACGAACTTGCCTCGGCTCGATTAGAAGAACTATTAGACAATGTTCAAACTGTTATGGTAGACGAAGTACACATGGCCAAGGCCGATGTGTTGAAAAACCTACTGACTCGCAACTTGTCCCAAACTCCGATCAGGTGGGGGTTGACCGGAACTATCCCCAAGGCCGAGCACGAATTTCAGGCCATCAAAGCCAGTCTAGGGGAAGTGGTAAATCGTGTTCAGGCACATACTCTGCAGGAGTCCGGCGTATTGAGTCAATGTCATGTAAATATTGTTCAGACTGCCGAATGGAAAGAATTTCGTAGCTATCAAGAAGAATTAAAATACCTGGTCTGCGATGAAGTCAGAATGACTTATATTGCTGGATTAATCAGTCGTATTGCTGAATCTGGTAATACACTGATTCTAGTAGACCGAATTGAAAGTGGTAAGTTTTTAGTTGAAAATTTACCAGATAGTGTTTTTGTATCCGGCGAAGTCAAAACAAAAAACAGGAAAGAACACTATGACGAAATTAAAACTGCCGACAATAAAATTATCGTGGCCACTTATGGCGTTGCTGCCGTCGGCATTAATATTCCCAGGATTTTTAATTTGGTCTTGCTGGAACCAGGAAAAAGTTTTGTGCGAGTTATTCAAAGCATTGGACGAGGAATTAGAAAAGCCGACGACAAAGACTTTGTACAGATCTGGGACATAACGGCCGCAGCCAAATATGCAAAACGACATCTCACAGATCGAAAACGTTTCTACAAAGAAGCACACTACCCCTTTACCATAGAAAAAGTCAAATACCAATGAGAATATTAACACTTGATAACGAATTGTTCAGCCTTAACGATCTACCCGACGAAATTGAAGAAGATCTACGATTTGCGGTGCTAGACAACAGCGATAGCAGCAATCCTGATCATTTTTTCATTCCCTTAATCTTTTTGGAAAGTTTCACAGGTCCGGCTGTGGTATTGAAGATTGGAGATCATGAATTAACCATGCCACTGGATTGGTGTACAATTGTAGGGGATCCCGAAGGACCGGAAATGGAAGTACTGCCATTGACCAGTTTGAACGATCGAGGATTTCAAACATTTTGTTTTAATCCATTAGGCAGTTATAGACCAGAATTTCTTGATATTGATATCATTGATGTTTATCAAGATGTCAAATGGTATTTTCCCAAGATGAAACCGGGACAACTACTGTGTACTCCGCTGCATGAAGGTCCCAATCCTGCCTGTGCTTATTTCGTCAAAGAAGTCAGTCGTCAAAGCGAACTGGTCAGTTATTCAGCCTGCTGGTAAAACTATGACCTACGTATACGAAAGCCCGGATAACGGCGATACTGTATATCGAAGAAAAATTGGCGATCCAGAACGAGAAAAACATTTGGTGAGTGAACGAAGGAAAGACTTACTCAACGAAATAAGAGAAAGTCAGTTGTGGGGTGATATTCATCGTGCAGCACTAACCAATCCTGCTTTACAAGAAGCCCTGGACCGTGTTAAAGTAATATACTACTTGAGTAAAGAAAATGGCCGCAGCAAAACTTGATATCAAACGCGAACTGGCAGCGGTAGACACGAGAAATTATGATTTCTATGATAACCTCACCTCTGAGGAAAAGAAAGCATTCAGCCCGTATATACTAATGCGTTATGTATCAAATACCACAGGCGATCGAGATATACAGGAGTGGTATTTAGAAAACACCAACGAGTTTGTCAATAAAAATCATTGGACATTGAGTAAAAATCACAAGGCGCTGTTGTGGAAATTGTTTGCCGCAACCGGGGGCGGATCTCCGACATATCATCCCTACATGGCAGCGGGTAAAAAGGAAAAAGTTAACAAATTTGAAAATCTACTGGCAGAAACATACCCTGCTAAAAAGATCGAAGATATTAAATTGCTGGCCAGTTTAATGACCGCAGAGGACCGACAAGAACTGTTTGATAATCTAGGGTTTGATCGTAAACAACGCAAAGAGTATGAGTGATTTGATCTTGGCACAACCATACAAGTGTGTTCATTGCAACACCAGTTTTATGAAAGAGCGGACTCTCATGGCTCATATGTGTGAGAAGAAACGCCGTGCTATGCAACGAGATGAAAAACGAGTACAGGCCGGGTTTATGGCATTCAATCGTTTTTGGCAATTAACACAAGGTGCTAAAAAACCCAAGACCTATGAGGAATTTTGCGAAAGCAGTTATTACAACGCCTTTGTAAAATTTGGCAGTTTCGTCAACAATGTCAACCCACTATATCCGGATAAGTTTGTAGATCATGTGATCAAGAGCGGAGTCAAACTGGATCACTGGTGTAGAGATGAACTTTATGATGCATATCTATATGACATGCTGAAGATTGAACCAGTGGAAAGTGCTGTGGAGCGTAGTTTAAAAACCATGATGGAATGGGGTGATGCACAAAACGCTGAGTTTGCACATTATTACAACTATGTCAGTCTAAGTCGTGCTGTTTACGATATACGCAATGGAAATATCAGTTGCTGGATCACGCTAAATTCAGTAAGTGGAAAAGAAATGATTGGTAAGATGAGCGATGAACAATTGGAAATGATCGCCCCGGCTTTTGATTTGCCATATTGGATTACAAGATTTAAACAATTACCGGCAGATGTTGCCCTGGTACGAGAAATTTGTGAAGAGGTAGGAATAAAATGAGATTGGAAGGGTTTGTAGAAAAGGGTTGGGGATCGGAATTAATTTGGGCCACCAATGACAAGTATTGTGGAAAATTATTAAAGTTCAACAAAGGCGCCAGATTCAGCATGCACTTCCATGCTGAAAAAGATGAAACTTGGTATATATTAGATGGACGATTTGAAGTTCGATGGATTAATACCCGAGATGCTACCACAGATAGCCGTACACTAATTGCCGGAGATACTTGGCGTAATGAGCCGCTATTCCCTCACCAAGTAATTTGTATTGAGGCAGGTACAATAATTGAAGTCAGCACACCCGATAGTGTAGAAGATAACTATCGTGTAGGCAAGGGTGATAGTCAGAAATGAAAATTTTAATTACAGGGCATCGAGGCTTTATCGGAAAAAATTTAGTAGAATATCTAAAAGATCACGAATTGTCTTTTTATGAACCAGGTGATGCTGTTCCGTCAGTAGATGGGTTAGATTGGGTAATTCACCTGGGTGCGTTAACATCCACTACCGAAACAAATGTAGAATTGGTACTTGAAAACAACTATGACTTTAGTAGATGGTTGGTTAATGAATGTTTAAAACACAATGTAAATTTTCAATATTCCAGTTCTGCCAGTGTATACGGACAGAATAAAGATTTTAACGAAAATTCTCCTGTGAATCCCCAAAGTCCCTATGCTTGGAGTAAGTATCTATTTGACAGATATATAACACACACAGCAGGTAATTGGCCTATTAAAGTACAGGGATTTAGATATTTCAATGTATATGGCCCCCATGAGGATCACAAGGGCAATCAAGCAAGTCCTTATCATAAGTTTGAAAAACAGGCCAAAGATACTGGTGTAATAAAACTGTTCAAAGGCAGTGACAAATTCTCCAGAGATTTTGTGCCAGTTGAAACAGTTTGTAAAATACATAAACATTTTTTAGGTGTATCAGAAACTGGAATTTGGAATATAGGTACCGGACAGGCTACCTCGTTTGAAAATGTTGCAAGAATGATTGCTGACAAATATAATGCACATATAGAATATATTCCTATGCCTGAAAATCTAAAACACCAATATCAGGAATTCACCTGCGCAGACGTGGGATTATTAAGAAAGCATTATGATATATGAAAATATTTGTCAATGGAACCTTTGATATACTACATATAGGGCATTTAGGACTTTTAGAATACGCATATGATTTAGGCAAGATACTAACCGTTGCCATAGACAGTGATCGTCGTATTCGAGAATTAAAAGGTCCCAATAGACCCATACACAACGAACATGAACGCAAAACCATGTTGAACTGTCTATACATGGTCGATAAGGTATATGTGTTTGACACTGACCAAGAACTGGTAGAACTGATTAAAAATCACTGCGATATCATGGTCAAAGGCAGCGATTATCGAGGACGACCTATCATAGGTGAAGAATATTGTAAAGAGGTAAAATTTTATGAGCGAATTGAAAAATACTCAACCACCGACACCATTCAACGTATTATTGATCGGCGATAGTTGTACCGATGAGTACTATATTGGGCACTGCGACAGACTAAGTCCCGAAGCACCTGTTCCGGTGATGAAAATTATTGAGCATTACAATTTGCCCGGCATGGCAGGTAATGTAAGATCTAATTTTACTGCACTTGGCATCGATGTTGAATATATTACCAATAACGAAAACATTGTTAAAACTCGTTATATAGATCAAAGGTCAGGACAACATTTATTACGTGTAGATTCTGAACCATATGTCCGCGAATGGGACGGCCTTACCTTGTGTAAATTATTTGAATATGACGCTATTGTTATTTCAGATTACAATAAGGGATTTATCAACTATGAACAAATTGGAATCATACTGAAAGAATGTCAAGTTCCGGTATTCATAGATACTAAAAAAACCGAACTGGCTAGAATGAATGGCGCGTTTGTAAAAATCAACAGCAAAGAACACAGCCTGGCAAAAAGTTATTCCGATAATATGATCATCACACTGGGGGATCGTGGTGCCAGTTATCAAGGTAAAATCTATCCTGCTCCGCGAGTAGAAGTCAGTGATGTGTGCGGTGCCGGGGACACATTTCTTGCTGCACTGACCTATCAATATCTCATAACCGGCAATATAGAATCTGCTATAGAGTTTGCCAATATTGCAGGCAGTATCACTGTACAACATCGCGGAAACTACGCACCTACCTTAGAGGAAATACGTGGACATTGATATTGATTTTGCAGATCGAAATTCTGTATTAAAAATTATCCAACATATTCCTGCCAGTCTTGACGGTAATAAACGACACAACACTGGAGTATATTGCCATGCCATACCTGTCAATCCCCTAACCGGTGTAGCCAGTATTGACTATAAGACTGCAGAATCAAGAGGATATTTTAAAATAGATTTTCTCAATGTCAGTGTTTATCAAGGCGTTCGAGATAATGATCATTTAGAGTCATTAATGAATACCGAACCACTATGGGATTTATTAGAACAGGATGAATTTGTTAATTTGCTGTTTCATGTCAATGGACATGGATCAATACTGCGTCAAATGAAACCAAAAAATACAGAACAACTAGCTGCGGTATTGGCAATGATCCGTCCTGCTAAACGCTATCTAATTGGACAGGATTGGGATACTGTAATGAAGGAAGTATGGGTCAAACCTGCCAACGATGAATATTATTTTAAAAAAGCCCATGCACTAAGTTATGCTATGGTAGTTATAGTACATATGAATTTAATCTGCGAGAGCATTAGTCACGATTATTCTTAGGTGCTCGTACTAATTGAATGCTTTTTCTTTTCACTCGTTTTTCTGCTATTTCACTGAGATTTACTGTAGGTCCAAAAATTACAGTAACATCTTTACTATTGAATGTTTTAATAATATAACGAAATACTGCCATTTCTTTTTTTAAGAAAATGTTTATGGGTATACGCCTGTTGCTTTCCCACCACCAGATCTCGCCTAGTTCTAAAAATTGATTTTTTTCTTCAATATCCTTGATAATCGATATGTCATAAATGCTGGCTACATGTGAGTCAAAATTAATGACAATGCCGACATATTCTGTTTCATTGGATTTAATGCAGGATACAAAAGGATAATTTTGTTGAAATTGGTCAGGTAGACTCATTGATTAAAGAATAAATATCATTATGCAAAATTTGCCAATCTATTTATATGACAATCAACTGGACGTAATATTAGATTTGGATGCTAATACACCCGGAGTCTATCAAATAATGTATCAACGAGATCTCAACATTCAAAAAGGTGTTAAAAACCAAATACGTATACAGTTTAAAAACAGCGATCAGAAAAAAATCTCTGTATCGAATACTGCTACCTATGTATTCAGCATGTTTGATGCTGTTAACCGTAGGCTGCTCATAGAAAAACCATTAACCATTCTTGATGACAGTCAAACTCTATACACCAGCGCCACACAAGCAGATATTGGTACGGTATTGAGTTTTAATGATACATCTGTTTTAAACATCGGACAAACTGTTACTGGATATGGAATCGCTGCCAATACAGCAATCGTAGGTATTACTACCACAACCGTTACTCTTAACCACAGCAGTATTTTTCCTGTGTCTTCGGCAACTGGTCTAACGGTTTGTACACCGAGACTAAAAGGCATAGGGGAATTGTTTCTTACTGAAAGCGATACCATGGATCTTGATATTAGCGAATATCAATTCACTGTAAAATATCAAGATCCTGTAGACGGGACTTATCTTCCTGCTTATGCCAATACCTATTACTCTGTGGCAGGAACTTTACGAGTTTTACAAGACATGTATCCTGTCCTACAGCCCAGTCAAGAGATAGTGTCCTTTAAATCCAGTTTCAATGCTAGCAGCAATCTCTATGAGCACAAAAGTGGAAACGTTTACGCCCATCCAGAATTCAACAGCAATACCGGACTACACACAGTTGCCATGTATATGACTGGGTATCGCGGAACTGTTTATATACAGGGCACACTGGACAATAGCCCGGCTAGTTTTGGTAGATATGCCACTGTAGCCACTAGAACTTATAACGGATATACAGGTGTTGATTATGTTAACTTCAACGGCGTGTACACCTATGTTCGTATCATGTATGTACCTGCGGTTGCTCCTGCCGAATCGACCAACAACAATCCTGCTTTCTTCGGAAGTTTTGACAAAGTCCTGTATAGATGCTAAAATAGCATGTGGACTTCTCAAATACAATATTATCTCTAATACCAGGTCGTCGTAAAACCACGCCCAGTGGGTGGATCAGTTTTGACGCTGTTTGCTGCCACCATAGAGGACAGGCAGCAGATACTCGCAGCCGAGGCGGTATATTGACCACAGCAGAGAGCGGGTTCCAATATCACTGCTTCAACTGCGGATTCAAAGCCGGATGGAGCCCAGGACGATTGCTCAGTGCCAATACCAAGCGACTTTGCCAATGGCTAGGTATGAGTGCTGATGAAATCAGCAAATTGAATTTTGAACTGATGCGTCAACAGCAAAACGCTACACCTGTGCTGAAAAGCCTGGCTAATCTCACATTAGAAGATCGAGAATTACCCAAGGATACTCGAACACTGAAAGAATGGGCACAGGCAGATCTTGAAGAGTCTGTGATAAAAATGTTTGAGTATTTGGTCATGAGAGGTATGAACATAGATTGGTATCCTTGGATGTGGTCTCCCGCTGATGGATACAGGGATAGACTGATTATACCATTCTACCACGAAAAAAGAACAGTGGGGTTTACTGCTCGTAAAATTACACCAGGTAAACCCAAATACCTAAATGTCAGTCAACCTGGATATGTTTTTAATCTCGACGCACAAACTGCCAACTATGACAGAAAATACTGTATAGTTGTTGAAGGACAATTTGATGCTGTTGCTGTGGACGGTGTGGCCATAATGACCAACGAAGTCGGCAAAAATCAAGCGGCGAGAATCACTGCGTTAAATAGAGACACCATTGTTGTGCCCGATAGAGATGCCGCAGGTGCTGCCATGATTCAATCCGCGTTGGATCATGGGTGGTCAGTCAGTATGCCACCTTGGGAGGCTCATATTAAAGATGTTGCTGATGCTGTATGTCAATACGGCAGACTCTACACAATGGCCACCATATTACACTATAGAGAAACCAACCCTATTAAAATTCAACTACTACATAAGAAACTGTCTAATGCTAACTAAAACACTCAAGCCCAACTATAATTTTGATGTACAGAAAGAATTTCTGGAACTGTTTTTAGGTGATGCTGAAACTTTCATGCGTTGTCAAAATATCTTTGACTCGGCAAACTTTGATCAGAAATTACACCAGGCTGCTGAATTTATTAATTTGTATGTGGACAACTACCGAGTCATGCCCACAGTATCTATTGTGAATGCCAACTGCGGAACTGATTTCAAAGCAGCCAGTGTAGCCAAAGAAAACTATGAATGGCTGATGGATCACTTTGAACAGTTTAGTAGACACAGAGCACTGGAGCGGGCCATTTTGTCCAGTGCCGATTTGTTAGAAAAAGGTGATTATGGTCCTGTGGAAAAACTGATCAAAGACGCTATCCAGATCAGTTTGAACAAGGACATGGGCACTGATTACTTTGAAGATCCTAGAGAACGACTGACTAAACTCAAAGATGGTAATGGACAGGTCAGCACTGGTTGGCCTACTATGGACAAAAAACTCTATGGCGGATTCAATCGTGGAGAACTGAATATTTTCTGTGCGGGATCAGGTGGCGGTAAAAGTTTGTTCCTGGCCAACCTTGGAGTGAATTGGGCACTGTCTGGACTCAATGTGTTGTATCTAACTTTCGAACTTAGCGAAGGGCTGGTCAGTATGCGACTGGATAGTATGACCACAGGCATCAGCACTAGAGAGATTTTTAAGAACATTGATGATGTTGAACTCAAGGTCAAAATGGTAGGAAAACGTGCTGGAAACCTACAAGTCAAGTATATGCCCAGTGGAAAAAATTGCAACGATATTCGCGCCTATTTGAAAGAATATCAGGTGAAAAAAGGTGTAAAACCCGACGTATTGTTAATAGATTACTTGGATTTGATGATGCCTTTAAGTGTGAAGGTCTCGCCCAGTGATTTGTTTGTTAAAGACAAATATGTGTCGGAAGAGATTCGTAACTTGGCCATGGAGACACAATGTGTCACAGTCACAGCCAGTCAGTTGAATAGATCGGCAGTAGAAGAGATTGAATTTGATCACAGCCATATTAGCGGTGGACTCAGTAAGATCATGACAGCAGACAATGTGATTGGTATTTTTACCAGTCGTGCCATGAAAGAACGCGGCCGCTATCAAATACAGTTTATGAAAACTCGTAGCAGCAGTGGTGTGGGTCAAAAGGTAGATTTGGAATTCAACTTGGATACACTGAGGATCACTGACCTAGGTGAAGAAGCTAGCGAGCCTAGTTTTCGAGAACAACAGGCTACCAGTGTAATCAACAATCTCAAACGAACCAGTGTGGTTACCACTGCCAGTGGAGGATCGGATGATGTTGATCCCACAGTGGGAATAGGATTCCGCAAACCGGTCGCTAAGGCATCGGCACAGGCTCCGCTGATTCGTTCTATGATGACCAAGTTAAATCCCGAGAAGGATTAGATGTAAAATTTACCAACTGATTGTATCAGAGCCGCCGGTGAATTTATAAACACGGTATCCACTGCGAGTGGTTGTGTCAACTGTGTAGGTCAATCCGCCACTTATTGTTGTGATTGGAGCATAAGAACTAGGATAGGCAATAATAACTACTCCATCTGCACCGGAACCGGCACTATATAATATGTCTTCAGAATCTGTAGCAGCCATACCACCTCCACCGGAACCGGTATTAGGTGTTCCATTACTGCCTGCACCCGAGTTAACTCCATAACTACCCCCTGCACCACCTATACTAGAC